ATAATCATATACTTCAAAAATATCATTATCTGTATCTATATAATTTAGCTTTGTAGAAGACTTAAATAACATGCGAATTTCTTTATTTGCAGCAGGAATGTTTTGGAAATTAATGGGGTCACTTGATGAGAGTCTTCCGGTGCCAGCTCCATATTGATTAAAATGTGTACGAACACGACCATCAGGCCATCTTTTAGCCAGCTCTGGGATAACGTCAATATAGGTTGATAAAAGTTTTACTAAACCACGACGCTCAATAATTAATTTGCAAATAGGATAATCTAATTGTGCAGCAATAGCTTTTAAAGCGTCTTCACCAGTAGCTCTCGGTGCTTTTTTATCAACAACTGGAGACTTTAATATGTCATAGAAAAGAATAGCTAATTGCGTTGGAGAAGATAAATTCATAGGTTCGATTAATTGTTCAGATTTTGATTTTTGTTCGGTAGCTACTAGCCTCAAACTGTTTGCTTCATCATCAGATAGCTGTCTAAGTGTTTTTGCATCAAACCAAAATGATTTATTACCTTTTTTAATTGAACCTGGATTATATTTATATTGAATTTTATCAATAGTTTTTGTTCTACCAACAACTGTCCTAAAATTAGCTTCCGCAGACAATCTCCAAGCATCAATATCTGGTTTCATCCTGCTTAATTCATTTTGAATGTTATTATCTAGTTCAACCAATTGTTCATTATATTTTGCTGATAATAATTGACCATATTCTTGGTCTACTTCCATGCCCGCCATTTCCATTTCAGCAATAACGGTAACAAGCGGCATTTCAATTTCTTTAGCTATACGCAACACATTAGCTAAGTCGGGGTCTTTAAGCTTAGCTATTTGAATTTCAGCTAGTTTGTCTGTCATATATGGGTCGGTAGCTGCATATAATGCAAATATGTCTGGATCAACATCGGCGTATTCAACACCCTCAAATAGTTTATCGATGCTGTATTTTTCTTGTTCTGAGTCAACTTGTTGAATATATAAATCTTTTAAGACATAGGTATATTTATTTTCATCAAGTAATTTTTCGATGATTAAGGTATCCTAATGAATAATAATGCATTCACCGGTTGTGCATTTAAGAACCGAATAATCAAACTTTCCATTATGTGTTTCAGTGAATATCTTTGCATCAATTAAGCGTCTAATACCTTCCGCTATATCTTTTTCATTTAGCTGCCAAGGAAGTCTTTCTTTTGTGTCTGGATTCCTATGATTAACTGGAATATAAACCTGTTTTGCACCAGGGGTATACAAACATAAACCCATCAATTTGCATGTTATTGGGTCTAAGTTGTTGTTTGTTTCAGTGTCTATGGCTACTCGACCTTTTTGAATACAGATATCTAAATAACGATGAAAATCATCTTTTGTTTTAATAACAATAACATTATTTTTTTGCTTCCCTAAAATTCTATAAACTTCTTTGGTTATAATATCTAGCTTTTCTTTTAGTGGAATAGCTTTACTTTTTATTTGCTTTTCAACAGAGGTGTTTGTTTCTTTTTGTTTTGTTATTTTATCTGTAATAGTTTTTACTTTTTCTTTTTCTTTGGGAATAACAAATTCTTCTCCCCACAAACTATCTAAACCCATTATGTTCCTCCGATATTGTGTATGTATTATTATACAATAATCAAGCTACAAAAAAAGCAGCTTATACTGCTTTTATTTTTATTTGAATTCATCAACCTTAATATTGATACCGAGTTGTTCTACGTTGTTGGTCATCTGGTGTGCTGACAGATGGCTGAGCAGCTGGTTGTTGAGCGATTGGCGCTGGTTGCGCTGCCGGTGAGGGCTGTGTTGCTTGTGCGGGAGCTGTTGCTGTTTGGGCAGGTGCTGTTTGAGCAGCGGGAGCTGTCTTTGCTTGGTTATTTGCGGATGGATTCAATGCCTCATTATACTGCTCAAGACTCTTTGATAAAATTTTAACTGGATCAACCTTATCTAATTCTGTAAAATCAGCTTTGTAGATAGCTGGGTTATATACCGTATTATTCATAACAATGCTGATTGTGTAACGTGTTGCGGTACCGCTTCCGTTGCGTTTAATCTTAAACAAATAATTAGAAATATCACCATATTCTTGCATTAAATTTTTGACATCAATGTCTGCAAAGGCTGCTGGTCTATCCCACACCGCATTGAGAAGCTTCACATCACCTGATGTTTCATCAACAACATAGGCAATTAATTTTGCGAAAAATCGCGTATCGAGCTTGATACCCTGAGCGCAGAACGGACAGCCGTCTCCAACACAGCGAACTCTTGATGGATATCTCTTATTTGGGAGGGTGATTGAATGAGTCGTTTCGAATGTTAGGTCAGCCATTGCGCGATATGGGAATCTCACAACAACAACATCGCCATCTTCTTTCAAATAGGCATTGAGAAAATGTACTTCTGGTCCTAGGCCTCCGTTTGGGTTTGTGCTTTTTTGTGCTTCTCGTTGAGCTGCATAAGCGTCGTATTTAAAACTTGCCATAATCTTTCTTTTTTTCTCCTTTTATGTAGTTTTCGTATATTTTACAATACACAATAATATACAGTTTCTAAACTTATATTAAATGTCTTGTTAAAACCTATTCTCTGATTCATGTATACATTCCCAAAATTGATTTTCATCTAAATCATTAATATCTTTTTTACCAGTTTTTGAAATATCAACATCAACCAGCAAAATATCTTTTCGTATTTTTCTTATCAGAGTTTCTTTAAAACGTTTTCCTGCCTCATCATTATCGAAAAACAAATATAGTATTCTTATGATAGATTTGTTTAACAGCTCGATTTGATAATCTGATATAGCTCCAATAGTTGCTATAGCTGGAAAACCATATACACAAGATGTTAATGCATCTATTTGACTTTCTGCAATAATTACCTTATCAATATTATTTTTTTTTATAAAATTGTACAGATAAAGCGGTTTCTGCTTGTTTTTATCAATAATAAATCGCTTACCTTCAACGCTTCTTCGAGTTAGCATAACGAGCTTATCGTTTTCATCATAAACCGGGAATACAATACTTTCTGTTTTTGGATCATATTTAATTTTAAATAATTCTATAATTCTTTTAGTCAATTTTCGTTGAATCATATATGGGTGAAAGCTTTCAAAAGTATCTAAAATTGATTCACTTAAAAACTGCTGTTTGTTATTACCTTTAAGGTCTATCGGGGGTAGATCTATAAATTCTTCTTCAATAGTTTCGTTGGAATAATTTTCAATTAACCATTTTTCCGCCCACATATCTGATTGGTCGAACGCCATTGCCACAAAATGAACAAATGAGCAGTATGTCTGGCAGGTGAAGCAAGAATATGTTCCGTAGTTAACCCGATCGGTTGAATCTCCAATATATATGTCTGCTGATGGTCTTGATTCATGACCACCTTTATGATCTGTATTAACACAAGAAACACGCACGTTATTACCCATTGGTTTTATAACTGCTAATTTACCATTAAAAATAGAACCTTTAATGTCCTTAATTATATTTATCAGTGGCGTTGATATTTTGGTGTTACGAACTTTTAGATGTTCCATAAGCGATATTAAAATACATCCTCATCATTATATTCTAAATTGTTTGAATCATGCATATCACGAATATTATCGTCGGGCTCGATTACTGTGTCCATAGTCGCTAGAGCGTCTTTCTCTCCAGGGATGTATTCAAAAATTCCGCGATTTAGATCCACGCGGTATGATAATATTTGCCCAGCACCTGATTGTCTAGATTTCTCCACGTATAGACGCATCAAATCATCTTTTCTTTCTAAAAAAATAATAATTGAACTATCTTGCCCAATTTTATCAGCTCGAGCAATTTGGGTTGTGCTAAATCCATTTTCCACTTTTTCTCGATTTTGCTGTGCAACACAAATGATTGGAATACGTTTAATCGTTTGTAACATTTTAATGTCAGTGGAAATGTTTGCTGCAACTGCCACGTCTGTCTTACCATTTCGTTCATCTTCTAATAATGAGTGTTGGTCTACAAATAGTATATCTAATTTATATTTTTCAACAAAAGCTCTTAATGCTGACACCGTTGCTTTTCCCCGAATTTGTTTTGGAGTTAAGACAAATAGATTTCCCTTACATTCAGCATTTAGTTTGTCCAAGAATTTTTTATAATCATTTTTAACAGAACATCCACCATGAACCAAAGCTCCGTTGCTGATATGTCCAAGTAAAGCATCAACGCGATAACCAACTGCATCTTCACTCATCTCACCGCTGTATAGTCCAACACGCCTTCCATTGAGAGCTGCTGAGGACGCACATTTATCTAATACCCACGACTTACCGACACCATTTCGTGCAACAATTGTGGCAACATCTTCGTTAACATCCCAACCGCCGAAAATTATGTCTAGTTCTTTAAATCCTGTTGTAATAAAATATTTATCTAAATTATTAATTTTATCTAAATATGAATCGAAGCGGTGCGTGTCGTGCAATAAATCTACAGCGCTTAAATTAATAAACTCAGTTGATTCATCTGCAGCTCGCTTCAATATTGCTAAAGCTTCTTCTACTTTACCGTCCATAATAAGTTGTCGTGCTTTAGTATAGTTACCAGCTAAGAATCGCTTGTTTTTATCACGCATCAATTCTGATAAAAGATAATCAGATGATTCTGTTACTTTCATAACTTGAAAATCTGGAAATACATTTAAGAACGTTTCAATGTCTGGGATGTTACCATATGTATTCAAATGAGAACGAATAAAATTATATTCGCCACTATAATCAGAGAAATAGTCATCCGTTAGTCCATTCAACGTGATTATCGATGCGTCTTTTGAACCTAAAATATAATTAAGCATCTGTGTCTGTATCATTAATTATTGCCTCCTAAAGCAAGCCCTCTTTTATCACCACCGCGGAATTCAATGTTATAGCCTGAATTACAAATCCTGCTTGCTAATCTATCACCTAATGCTTCATGCAACTCTTTGTCATCCAGATTAGATGTAAATATATTTGCTTTACCCTTAGAAATTCGTGATTCAATAATACTCAATAGATTTTCTCCCTCATATACCGTAGAATTTTTTGTTCCAATATCATCCCAGATAACAAGGTCACAATCATAGACATTTTCTTTTACGTGCTCGACATAATCCGATTTGTTTGAAATGTTATCTTTTAACTTCAATAAAAACAGTGGAACATTAATAAATAAAGCTCTACATTTTAGGTCAGTTCTTAACCATATCCTATTAAAATAGGTCTGCAACAAGCGTATAGACCAGCTTGATTTACCATTTCCTGCTTGTCTGGAATGAATATATAATTGATGCCCATTACCAACAAACTCTAAAACATTATCTTGAATTTCTTTTAACTGTTTGAATTCAACTAAATCAGTTCCATCAGCATCTGTTTTTAATGGAATGTTTTTACGAAGCTTCATAGAAATTCCAGCTTCATTATACAAATAATCTAATTTAAAAAGTATTAAGCAACCCTTTTTATCATTACAGTGAAGATGTCTACAATTATCTCTTAACCAGCAATCTTTTGCGTCTATCATTATTTATCCTTTTACAGCAGCTCGCTTCGTATATAATCATACAAGATATTTATATCATTATCATTATCTCTAATATTCATAAGCATTCTTCCCAATATATTTTTACCTGAACCTTTATAAACGCCCCAATATGTGTCTCCCCAGTAGTTATCTTGAATTATATCTTCAGTTATTGTTTTAAGCTGAGCAAATAAAAACTTATTGGAAAACTTTGCGTGTAAAGCATTCGCCATAGCAATTAATTTATAATTATCCCAATCTGCGACAGTTATTTTTAGTTTATCTTCCATTCGTTTAGCTTCTAATCCTTTTACTTGTGAAAACTTATCAGCTATATCTGGATTTTTCTGTGCCTGATAAGCTGCTTCAACGTTTAAAAACTTGCATTCTTTATCACCAATAACTAATGTAATTGGACTAATATGAAAGGTACTTAGAAAAAAATATTCATCTTTAAATAACATATTAATCAGCTCCTTTTACCTATTATAATATACAATTTTTAACACTTATCAACCAAATAAATAAAAAGTAACTTCCCAAACTATGAAAGGATAAGTTAATTTGGGATGTTACTCATAAAATTTAGCAACATCTTGCATCAAATTAGCTATTTCTTTCTTTCTTATTTATAACTTTATCTATAGCTTCTCGGTGAATATCAACAATGTTTTTAAGAACTCCGCTTTTCATGATGTTTTTCAGACTTACCGGTGAGTATCCAACCCAGTCGGCACATACATTGAATCGTACTAAATTATCTTTTTTGATTGTGTCTAAATAGTATTCTGACATATCATTTATAGACATATCTGCATCATAGCGTTTTAAAACATATTTTTTAAAATCAGTTCCATTATGATCGTGTCCGTGGATATTAAATGTATATGGTGTCTCTAATGTTTCGTGACTCAACATGATTTTCTCATTTATCATTAAAGCGCCTTCATAGACTTCATCGAATAAGTTATTATCTTCTTCATAAGTTCCACCAGCTGAGCCGTCTTCATAATAATACCACTGATCATAAGAAAATAATCCGCTTGTGTGCTTTATTTTAATTACATTAGAACCATTCCATTTTATGTGACCATGAATAGCTGCAATATCACTTAAATCATTTTTTTCATCATGTCCTGGAATAATTTCACCATTTATTAGATAATGAGTAATTGTTTTTCTTTGATAATTACTAGCACCGCGGTCATGATTCCCTAAAATAAGAATTTTATATCCCGCCTTCAGCTTTTTAATGTAGGTTAAATCTCCGACATCTCCTAATAGAACTAATGTGTCGTTTTTAGATACTTTTATATTGATTCTATTAACTAGTTCATCATCTGAAATACTTCTAATTGTCTTCATTTCATCATCACCAAAATGAGTATCAGCAATAAACCAAATACTGCCTATCCATTTATTAAAACAGCTGTAAAGAAATTTATTATTCATTGTTTTCACCATCTTTATCGCAGCATTTTCCTTGCGCATCTTCGTCAGAGAACTTAATGGTATGTTCTTTTAGATAATCATTAAACGCTTTATTTTCAAGCTCATTTGTCCACGTTTCATAAGCAGTCTTAACCCAACCAGGATTATTTTTCAAGAAGTCATTTAATCTTTCTTTATAATCATCTTCGTCATAACACATTTCAGAATGATTGTCTGGAAAAAACTTTTCAATCATAACTGTTTGGTCTTCTTCAATGAATTGGAAATGACCGCCATACTCTCCAGACCATGGAATCTGGTTCCACTCAATTATAAACGCATGACAATCAACCGGTTTAATATGAATATCATTATAATCTTCACTCTTACCATAACATTGTTTTAAAAGAATATTTAAAAACTCAATCATTTCGCCTGAATCAACTTGCTCTTCATTAAAATACATACTATTCATTATTTTGTTTCTCCTTTATTGAACACAACAATTTTTCAATCCATAATCTTTCTCGTCTTGATAGTACAACATCACTGTATTGAATTTCAAAAAAAGATTCATTTTTTTCATCAAACAAGGTCACAAACCAAACATGGGTTGGATTTCTCCAAGCTTGATGTGATTTTGCTTTTTTGCACATCGTTCGAATTTCTTTTTTATCTGTGTTCATAAATAATTTTCCAATATAATATATTATACAATTTATAAATAAAAATAGCTGCAGTTTCTTGCAGCTATATGCCTCAGTGTTAATTTTATTTTGCTACTTGAACCAAAGGTCTTGTAATAGGCGCATTACTTTTTCAGCGTTATCTAAAACGTTATGTCTATTATTGTAGTAGGTGTAATCTCTAACCACCCTGCCGTCTTTTGATTTATATGTGTAATGGAATCCTTGATCAGGATGTTCTGATAACCATTTATTAAGTTTTTCAGTAGCGTCTTTTTCAAGAACCGCAAGTGATTTTTCAGCTTCGGTAACTTTTGCCTTATATTCATTATAAGCATTAGCGACCACTTCGTTAAGATTAACTTTGCCTTCTTCGTATACATCAATAGCATTGTTCACAATATTAGCAGCATTACGTTTAGCTAACGTTTCAGCTTCTTTTTTGGCTTCGGCTTCTTTCATTTCTGTTTCTGCTTTTACTAATGCATCAACCGTATCAAACGGCTTGTTTAGAATTTTGCTGTAATAGCTGTAAGCCACTTTTGTTTCTTCTTTTTCTTTTGCATTTAAAATTTTTTCCATAATAACTCTCCTTTTAGTTTTTTTGATGTTTGCAGATAAATTCCTATCTCTATCTACATAATTTTTTTGCATAATAACGAAGCTGAGGCTCCTTCGCTTTTATGCAAACTGGTCGCGGGGGAAGGATTTGAAC